CGGGAAGCCCCTTCTCGTGCAGCCAGAGGACGGTCGCTTCCTTTGCCTCCGTCCGCACGAAGTCCCCGACATGATTCTTCAGTTCGTTTTGGATGTGTTCCAGTTTCATGACTGTTCCTCTCCTTCATAATCCGTTACCCCACGCGCAATGGCGCGGGCAAATTCATCCTGCTGTGTCCCAAGAAGCTCTGCATCGCCCGCATGATCGATAAACGCAAGCTCCACAAGCACAGCGACTGCATCCGTGTTGCTCAGAACATACAGACCGTTGACACCGGGCTTTGCAGCTTTGATTCCACGATCCACAGTTCCGAGCGCATCCACAATCTGGTTCTGAATGCAGCTTGACAGCTTCTCTCCTGCGCCGCTTCCGTAGAAGTACCAGACCTCCGTTCCGTTTGCACTGCCGTTACAAGCGTTGCAGTGAACAGAGATAAACACATCGGCATCCGCACGATTGGAAGCCGAGACGACTTCATGCAGACTGTCCGACTGCAAACATCCAACAACTTCTACACCTGCGGCAACGAGATAGCCTGCCACAAGGTCAGCGACGTTCTTTGTCACGTCGCATTCCCGCAGCCCATACCCGCACGCGCTGGGGTCGGGATTCCCGTCCGGGGCATGACCTGCGTTTAGAAAAACTTTCATTGTGCTGCCTCCTTCGATGTCGACACATCCGCATACGGAATGCGCTCACCGTCACGTTCCAAAAACACATCTTCGGCATTCCCGTCTTTGCTCTGAATGTACCTCTCAACAGCGACATCCACGAACTTCGGCTCAAGTTCCACGCCGTAACAGATACGGTTCAACTGCTCACAGGCGATGAGCGTTGATGCAGAACCAAGGAAGCCGTCGAGAACAATGCCGTTCATCTGCGTACACTGCTTGATGAGATATGCGATAAGCGGCACGGGCTTCGAGGACGGGTGACCGCAGCCGTCCTTCTTCGAGTCCTTGATGCGGTCGAATGCAAAGACAGTGGTCTGCTTCTGATCGCCATACCATCTGTGCCGTCCATCCTTCCTCCATCCCCAGATAATCGGCTCGTGGATGTACTTCCAGTCCGTCCGTGTGAGGACGAGGCGGTCTTTCTTCCAAACCAAGCCCGCGCCAACTTTAAAGCCCGCATCTTCATAAGCGTCATGAAAGATGCGGGCTTTTGCTGTTGCGTAAAATACATAGATGGAAGCGTCTGTCGCCATTGCCGAGTGGAAGGCGGTAAAGGCAGATTTGAGGAACTCGTAGGCGTCCTTGTCATTCAGATCGTCGTTCTTTATTTTCCCCGATGTGCTTTCAAGCTGGATCATGTATGGGGGATCTGTGCAGACGAGATTTACCTTTTCCTCGCCGAGCAGCCGCTCGTAAGTCTCCGAGAGAGTGGAATCTCCGCAGATAACACGGTGCTTGCCGAGATGCCATACATCGCCCGACCGAGCGACACAAGGCTTTGCGAGTTCTGCATTCACGTCGAAGTCATCTTCCTGCGCATCGCCGTCATCCAGTGAGAGCAGATCGGCAATCTCGGTTTCGTCAAAGCCCGTGAGTGAGATGTCGAAGTCCATGCCTTGCAGGGCTTCCATCTCAACGCGCAGCATATCTTCATCCCATCCTGCGTCAAGTGCAAAACGGTTGTCCGCGAGGATGTAGGCTTTCTTCTGCGCTTCCGTGAGATGGTCGACGAATACGCACGGTACGCTCTCCATCCCCTCTGCCTGCGCAGCCATAACGCGCCCGTGTCCTGCGAGAATGCCGTAGTCCTTGTCAATAATGACGGGACTGACGAATCCAAACTCACGCAGACTGCCGCGCAGCTTGTTGATCTGCTCGGGCGAATGTGTCCGTGCGTTGTTGGCGTACGGCACGAGCTTTCCGATTGGAACGAGCTTCATCTCCGATGTTGTTTTGTTCAAATGACTTCCCTCCTTACTTCCTCGAACGCAGCAGCCGTTCCATCCGATCCTCCTGCGGCGATCCGCTGAACGTGGTGGTGCAGTTCTGCTTTACGATGTCGAATATCTCATACCAGAGCAGATTGGACTGTTTCTGGAATGCCTGCCCCATCTGGACAAAGGGGCTTGCAATCGCCCCGCCTGTGGTCGGATGCTTGCCGATGAGCCCATATTGACTCATTGCCTCCTCGCACTGGATAAAGCGGGCAAATGCCTGCGCGTAGCTTTCAATCAGGCGAGGATTCACGAGACGCTCACAACCGCGCTCCTTGAGCCACAGCCACGTCTCGCGGAAAATCTCGTCTGCACCGAGCGGCTTTCCATTCCGCTGACGCGCCGACAGATACTCGCTCGGATTCGGCATCTCCTCGCCGTAGAGGTCGGCGGCATCCACAAGGTCTGTGCCGTCCAGTTCCATCATCGGGAACTCCATGATGTGCGCTGTTCGCCCACCCGCAATTTTATCCGCCAGTGCTTCGGGTTTGTCTCCCGCCCGGATGCGCCGTCCTCCGCGATTTGTACCGTCACGCGCCATCTTCTCGCCCCCATTCCTTTAATACCCCGTTTGAACCGACGTTTTTGTGCGTGCGCCCCCTCCCCGGTCCAGTAATGGCGCGGTTTTAGAGATTTGACCGCCCCCTGGGGGGACAATATCGTGTTGCATTTGCTTCACTTTCGCGTTACAATAACCAAAAGGAGGTTATCCATCATGTCCAAGACCGCAACAATCAATATGCGCATCGAACCGACAATCAAAGCGCAAGCTGAAACCGTTTTTTCCAGTTTCGGCATCTCCGTGACCGACGCCATCAACATCTTTCTGCACGCATCCATCATGGAGGGAGGCTTCCCCTTCCAACCGAAACAGCCCCGTTATAACAGGGAAACGCTTCTTGCCATGCAGGAAGCACGCGACATCATGGATGGCAAAATCGAGCCGAAGCGTTATCCGTCGCTGTCCGCACTGATGGATGATCTGGATGCGGAGGACGCTCATGCTTGATCTCGTCACCACCACGCAGTTCCGCAAGGATTTAAAGAAGCTGCGTAAACGTGGAGCAGATATGCAAAAGCTGGATGATGTCCTGCAAATGCTCTGCGCGGAAAAACAACTGCCCGAAAGGCATCGGGATCATGCTCTGGTTGGTGACTACATTGGTTTTCGTGAGTGCCACATCATGCCGGACTGGTTACTTGTGTACGCCATCGACAAAGGAAAGCTGATTCTGACCGCTTCCCGCACGGGCTCGCATAGCGATCTCTTCTAGCCGATTCATTGGAGTCGGCTTTTTATTTTGGAGTTCTCCGCCGGTGAATCCGCTCATGACACGATACGCAGAGCGACATCAAATTGCTCGCGTCATGCGTACCGCCCTCCGAAATCGGTCGGATGTGATGCACGAGTGTCGCGAGGATGTATCTTCCCTGCTCTTTGCATTTCTCACAGAGCGGATGCACTGCCAAATGGCGATCACGAATCCTGCGCCACACACTGCCATACCTCTCGTGCTGATCATAGCCGCGTGTGAAGTGGTCATAGTGTCGCTGCATGACTTTCTCGTGCGCCTCACAGTAACAGCTTTTTCGATCTGTGAGATTCGGACAGCCTGTCATGCGGCAGGGACGTTTCGGCTTTCTCGGCATTGCGTTTCTCCATTTCGACATGAAAAAACCTCCGCAGGGATTGCTCCCATTGGAGGTCGAGCCTTTAAGCATACTTTTCATAACACCATTTTACCATGTCAACACTGGAACTCAAGAGAATTATAGTGAAGTCTTTTTGCAGGGTGGCTTATCTCTCTGCAAGAATCTTATCGACGGCTGCGAGAGCTTTGGAATGGAGAATATGCACCCAGCGGGAAGTGTAGTGCATCTCGCCCGCAATCTCATCCCATGACATGAAGCTGAGATACCGTAGCTCCAACAGCATGAGGGCATTCGCGTCCTGTACCTTGCTGATGGTTGCCATAACCTCACGCTTCAAATCCACCAAATGATCGATGTCATCGTTGATCTCATTCTCCAAGTCAACAATCTTGTCGATGGTATCCGCCAAGCGATGGACATTCCTCGTGCCGCTGACAGGCTCCGTTCCCATTGTGGAGGTGGCTCTGGTGGCAAGATCACGCAGGGAGTCCACTTGACGGAGCTTGCTGTTGACCCGTTGATCAATACGGTATGCTTGGCTCAAATATTCTTTCGCTGTCATGCAAATTCCCCCTCTAGCTGTTGGAGAAGCCACTCTCCGTTGATACTCGTCAACTGTCCGAACCATGCAGAACGGAAGAACCGCTCTGTCTCAGAGCGCATCGCTGCCGCCGCAACATTCTCTGCGTCTTTGGCAAGAGCCGCCCTCGCCCACCGATAATCCTTTGCCGCCTGTTCGACGATGGCGTTTGCCAGAATCTCATAGTTCATGATGATACCTCCGCTTTGACGGCCTCAATCAGATCCGTCTGTGTCTTGTCCTTCCGTTTCAAAGCACGGAGGATTCGTTCGTCAATCGTGCCCTCGGCGATGATGTGCTGCACTACCACGGTCCCTGTCTGTCCCTGCCGATAAAGCCGGGCATTGGTCTGCTGATAGAGTTCCAGACTCCATGTGATGCCAAACCACACCAAGGTCGAACCGCCGCTCTGAAGGTTCAGTCCGTGACCTGCACTCGCAGGATGGATCAGGGCGACGGGGATTTCGCCGCGATTCCAACGGGCGATTGCGTCATCCGTATCCAGTCGGACGCATGGCAGACGCTTTTCGATGCGCTCTGCGTCATGCCTGAACCAGTACGCAACGAGGAGCGGCTTGCCGTTCATGCTCTCGATGATGTCCTCCAAGGCATCGAGCTTGCGGTCATGTATATGCAGCGTAGCTCCATCGTCAGTGTAAACTGCCCCGTTTGCCATTTGCGCGAGTTTCCCGGACAGCACTCCGGCATTTGCCGCCGTCACCTCATCACCCTTCATCTGCAAAACCAACTGCTCGCACATCGAGGCGTACATCTTTTGCTCAGAAGTGCTCATAGTCACCGTATATTCGCTCTCGATCAGCTCGGGCATCCTCAGATGATCGGCGGCTTTCATGGAGATGGTTATGTCGGCAATCTTCTCATAGATTCGCTCCTCGGCTCCTGGCAAGGGAGCGTAGGAGAATACCACCTGTCCGTTTCGCTTGTCCGGCACGAAGTAATCTTGCCGATACTTCGTAATGAACCGCCCCAAACGCTGTCCCATGTCGAGCACCTTGAACTCTGCGAACAAGTCCATCAAGCCGTTGCCGGACGGTGTTCCCGTAAGTCCGATGACTCTTTTCGCCAAGGGGCGAACCTTCATGAGTGCCTTGAATCGCTTGCTGCTCCAATTCTTGAACGAGGAGAGTTCGTCAATCACAATGGCATCGTAGTTGAAGTTGGTTTTCTCGACGAGCCACGGAACGTTCTCGCGGTTGATGATGTAGAGGGAGACTTGCTGCCGAAGCGCATGAAGGCGTTCTTTCTCTGTTCCGACTGCGACGGAATAGCGGAGGTGTTTCAAATGCTCCCACTTTCCGATCTCCTGCGGCCATGTATTCCGTGCCACACGAAGCGGTGCAATAACGAGAACGCGAGAAATCTCAAAATGGTCAAAGAGCAAGTCATTGAGGGCTGTGAGAGTAATCACCGTTTTTCCAAGTCCCATATCGAGGAGTACAGCGGAAGTTTTATGGCTCTTGATAAAGTCGATGGCGTACTGCTGGTAATCATGCGGTATGAACTTCATAGGGTATCACCTCCAATCTCAGCTATATTCATTACCGAAACACTTCCTGCAGCACATCCACATGATAGGTGTTCACCATGCCATATTTGGCATCGTACTCCTTGCCGATGTGGTAGCCCTGCTTTCTGGACATTACCGAGGCTCTACGTCCAAGCCTTGCTGCGGCATCCCGACTCACGCCACGGATTCCTGTGAGATTGGCATAGCCGATAATCGTGTAGTGGTGCTGGTCGATGGTCATCTGCTTGGACTCAACCTCAAGAAGCCGCTCGTCCACCTTGTCAATCCGTGCATTTGCCGCCTTGATCGCCTTTGCCTGCTCCACCATTCGTTGTGCACTGTAGAGAAGGAATTCCTCGGGTGTCATGTTCTTCGCAACTTTGAAGTAACTGTCTTCGAGCTGTTCAAATACATCCCACGCCCGCTCCGTCCCAAGCATCTTGCTGTGACGGGCTGCGCCTCTCTCCGTCCAGAGATACAGATGACGTGTTTTCGGGGAAATTTGCAGTTCGATATTTTCGACCTGCAAGCGGAAGGTCTGTAAATCCTGCCCTTCCAGAACAAAGAAGTGCTTTCCCGCAATAAACCGCACACGGTTGTTGCTGAAGTTCTGCTGAATCTGCTTCGGAGCGCATCCATACGCCCCAGCGAGCTGCTCCGTGGTCATGACACGGATGTTGTTATGTTCCAATACCGTAAGTTCATTCATGGTCGATTTCCTCCAATACGCTGTCAATTTGATTTATCTCGTC